TTACTATAACCATAGTATTGTTTGACATAATCAAGATCTTTGATTTTATCTTGTCGGAGCCAGGGAGAAAATCTCTTCTTTTTCCTCAGACTATTTAGTAAAAAATCATATTGCATCTTCTTAGGAAGAAAATGATATTGATTCATTTCATTTACAAACATAATTGAATCAATGTGTCCGGAAAAACACCTATTGATGATGTAAGGGGGATATTCCTTTTCTAGTAAAGGATCTTCATCAATCAGATTTTGTTTTGTTTGATTAATACTATTCAACCAATCTTTCAGTTCCATATCATCTAATAATCTCTAAATCAATTCCAGGTTTCCATAACTCCAATTCACTTCTAAGTTTGCTATCTTGAAGCAACTTATTGTATCTTCGTGTTGCCTTGATCTTCCACCAATCGATTACTTCTTGAGGTTCATATCCAAACTTAGAAATATAATATCTCTTTTTTTCAGTCAGAGATTTTGCATGTTCAATACATTGTTTGAACTCATGTAACTTTGAAGCATCTTGAAGAGATTTTATGATAATTGAAATCATCTTTGTCTGAATCTTCAATTTTTTAGAAGACTTATCTGCAGAGATCAATCGCTCCCCACCATTGGCATTATTATTAAACCACCAAAACATTTCACGAAAATAATCATCATGAAATAATGGAAGAAAATTACTTTCAGTATCTCCTATATGTCTAATATAAGGTTTAAGACCATCATACATGGATACTCCTTTTGTTGTACCGTATAATGAAGTTGTCTCAAAGTATTGTAAATCAGTTCCATACTTTAAATCAAATTGTCTTTTGAGTTCATTAGAAGATGCTAGAAGGGCAAGAAGTTTTCCCCCAAGGTAATTATATCCAAATGGTTGAACTGGAACAATATTGAATCCCATTACAAACTCATGATTAATTTTTGATAAAGGTAAAACTTCACCAAAATAATCATTTCTTGGTTTCGAATTAATTGTTGGTGAACCGAAACGAATTACACCAATGATTTTTTCTGTAGTGTCCTCGGTAACAATCCATTTAATCGTTCTTCCTGGAATTGCTTCTTCAATTGCATTGGAAGCAGTTATGTTTAAAATCTCAGAATATAAATCTTGATTGTACTTTGATTTTGGTTTAGAACTGGTATCAACCTCATGAATTGTGAATGACATATCATTTGGATTTATGTCAAAATTAGAAAACATTTCATCTTCTGGGCCAAATAACTTTCCAGAAGAATTAGATATTCTACTTTGTTTTACATATCTTAAATAATCATCAATTCGCTTAAATTTGGAGTAGTAATCAATAAATTGATCTGCTGCCCATATTGCATCTTTTTCAGATAATAAACTCATACCACTAAAAACTGGGTCTCATATTCAAGAAGTTGCTCTGGTACATTAATAATATTAGATTCCATAACAACAGAATCTTTCCATTTAGCACCTATTCTATTATATAATACAATTCCAAGATGATTGTACTTTAGGTTTGTTGGAACATGTACTTTATACACACATCCATCATTCTCAGTTAATTGACTTAACAAATTATTTTCTTTTTTAGTTACAGTAATTGTAGAGCAAGATAACCAAAAGAGTTTTTCAAATTCTTCATAATTTTCCAAAAATTTATCGGGATTATCCATTACCATTCTACCAATAAATTGAGGAGAAAGGCAGTGATCATGTGTCCTTTCTTTAGGATTATTAATAGCATTTTCGCTGATAAATCCAGTATGATTTACACCAGCACAATCAAAAACATTAATATAAAAAGTTCTTGTAATAGGTCGATAATAATCTTCTTTACCCCAATTATTTAAATTAGATTTTAAATTATTAAAAGCAGTCTCACAATATGCTTTCCAATTTTTTTTGTATTTTTTAGTCATTGTTTTCATAATCAGGTTTGTTGTACTTAAGGTACTCAAAAAAAGTCAATTTCATTTCTTTCTGAGTCATACCACAATGCTTTGCGGCAGCAGGAAGAGTCATTTTAGCACGAAAGAGACCTTCATTTGCCTCTTTTACATTCTCGGGAGTTGTTTTAACTGGATATTCGTATAGAGTTGTTCTATTTATCTTATAGGGATTCATTTAAATTCAACCTCACACATCATTTCAGTCAGAGCAGCAAGAAGATTAATCTCTTGATCGGCAACAAAGGATCCCTGATACATATACTTCGCAATAATCAAAATCGCAGAAGGAATTGTAGAAGGAACTAAAGATTCATAACACGAATCATAAACACGACGCAAAATAAGATTAGCATCATTGTCAATATTTGCTACTACCCACTTTCTCACTTCTGCAAAGTTCTTATCTTTCATATTCTTGATAAGATCATCTACTGCAATGTCTGAAAAAGATGCAAGAATTCCCGCGTCAATTTGTCCTCCCGTAGCATATCTTTGGCATTCGTTGAGAACTCTTCTAAAATCTGGGAAGTGTTTTGAGACCAGTTCTGCAACGACCTTTTGATCATATTCGATCCTCTCCGCATCCAAGATGTTTTGTAGACGCTTGAAGAAGGATCCTGCCAACTGCGCTTTTTGTTTCCCTTTGATCGTAAAGTCGATGACGGCACATCGGGAGTGAAGGGGTTCAATGATTTTATTTTTGTAATTGCAGGTGAAGATGAAGCGGCAGTTGTTATAAAATGCCTCAATATTTGCCCGTAGTAGGAGTTGAACGTCGTTGCCTGTGTTATCTGCTTCATCGATGATGATGACTTTGTGTTTAGAAGATCCCATAAGTGATACGGTCGAAGCAAAGTTCTTCGCTTGGTTCCGTACAGTATCCAGGAAACGCCCTTCGTCGGATCCGTTGATGATATAAAAGTCTGCTCCCAATTCATTACATAATGCTTTTGCAATAGTTGTTTTACCGATACCAGGAGGTCCTGCGAGAAGAAGATTTGGAATCTCACCCTTCTCCACAAACTCCTTGAATGTTTTTTTAGTATCATCGGGAAGGATACAGTCATCAATTACTTGAGGACGATACCGTTCCACCCAAAGAAAGTCACTTGTCATAATCAACCTCCAATTGATTGGCGAAATTGATTACTAACATTGCATGAATATTTTGCTTCTGTAAAAATATTTTCAGGAATCTCATCTGTTTCATGATGAATCATGAGTTTTTTGTAGATAGAATGAAAAACTTCATACTCTTGAACTTCACGATCTTCTCCAGGAACATAATCTGAATGTTCAGATTCCTCTCCATTATCACGAAAAGTTTCATACATACTATCTTGATATGCTATGTTGTTCTCATAATTAAGATACATTATTACATTTTCTAGGACAATTAATTCTTTGGGAGAAAAAACTTCCATTAATTTGGGATTCCATTCACAATACATAAATTTCATAATTTAATTAAATCCAATCAGGTTTTCGTTGCGGCATACGAAGATAATTAGATGCAACCCAAGGTTTGCTGCTAATGTACATCTTGTAAGCAGTAAAAGTGTCAATGCTTGTGTCAAATTTAAACTCATCTGGCATCGCACGGGCAAATGGTGTTACTTCTGTAATCTTCCCTTTTGGAAAGATATAATAGGTGTGTACAAGAGTATTATAACACGAATGGGTTTTACCATATCGCAAATGATACTCATCACACAAATTCATCCCCCACTTGATTAACCAATAAGCATTGTGGATACTATCCATTGCCCATTTGGTACAGGGATGATTTCTAAACGCCCCCTTTTCAGTCTTGTAAGGAGTGTTGTCTTTTTTATAGAGAGGACCATAATTATGACCCCACTTTTCTGATGCCACAATAGAAAGCATTTGACAGCATTCTAACGGCATCTTGACGATGTGTTTGTCTGGAAGTACGATTGCACTTTCAGCAGGCCATGGTGATGTAACAAATATATTCAAAGTTAATCCCTCAAAGTTTTTTAATAATTTAAAAGTAGTTCCAACTAAATGTTCATTAGAAGCAATACTTTTTAAGAACGTACTTTACTTTATTAGGTTTAGTTTCCATCCAATATGCTTCTCTTTCTATATTGGCAACAGCGGAACCAAAATTTTTTACCGAAACCTTTAAATCTTTTTCTAAATTTTTAGAAAGATTCATTGTAGATGGTGAAATTCCAAATGCTTTTATTTCTCTCATATTTTGTTTACATGCCTGAGCAACATGAACAGATTCATGAAATAAAACCATATTGAAGTTGTAATTAGGATTTGGTTTTGAAAGAATCTTATCAGTACAAAATACCATAGTTTTTGATCGATTATCATACCACCCAAATATGTCATGTTTCCGACATATTGGAGTATTTTCAACTACCCCAATTTTTTTGGAAATCATGTTATAAATTTCCATTCCTTGGGGAGAAAGATAAAGAAGAAAGTCCATCAACCAAAAGTAGAATCAGGCTCTAGAGCAATATAATACTTTAAATTGTACTTAGAATTCGTGAACTGTGACAGTAATTTTTCTGACACAACTACATCATAAGCACCAGGAATAATCTTAATGTTTTCAACCTTAAAGTTGAAGGTAAATTCAGAATCAGTTTCACCAACAATGATAGCGTATTCATTAGAGGTGTCATTTTTTTTATCGCGCACCACCAATTTAATAACGCCCGCTTCTCCAATAGCAGAAAGATCAGGAAGTTGATAAACTGCTGCTGCTTTTACCAATTTCTCCAGAGAAGTGCTATCCAATTGAAAGCAAACATCCTTAGAAGGAAGATTAATCTCTTTCTCTGGAGGAGAAATAATCACATTAGGATCTGCAAAGAAATACTTCACACGTCGTTTACCTTCTTTGATACTCAAATGAGAATCTTCTTTGAAATCCAAATCAGGATCATTATGAAGACTCAAACCATTCAGAAATTGATTGAGATCGTAAATGGCAAAATCGCGGGGAAAATCTTCAGTAATTTCTGCTTCTGCCAAAATATTTTTAGCAACAGAAATAGTACGAAGTTTAGTACCTTGCTTTACAAGAATAGAATTATTAATTCCAGCAAAGTTCTTCAGAATAGTTAAAGTGTTATCAGAGAGTTTCATAGTTTTGTCTTTAAGTTTCACTTGTTTTCAATAAGATTAAGATGATTGATCAAAAGAATAGTATAGTGAAGAACTTTGAACAAATCAGCACGGGGAGTTCCCTTTGTATCGTATCGATCAATGTATTTGGTCACATTACCAGCACAGAAACCTTCCCGACGATTATGTTTGATTTTATCTAGGGTTTGCTCTTTACCACCTCCAGTACGATCAACATAATGTTGCCGATAAGTGCTGGCAATATATTCTTCAAGTTGCTTGAGAATTTTATCTTCGTTATATTTCCAAAAACCGTTTTTGTTTGTATCTTCAGGCATGTTCAAATTAAAGGTAATAGTATCAGAAGCAAAGAAAGGATTTCCAGTCAAACTATATCCATCATCATACCAGAAGTTTTGAGAATGATCTACCATTTCACCAGGAAGACGAGAACTTGTAAAAGAAATAGTATCTGAACTAGCACTACCAAAGATGGTTTGTGGGGGAATATAATCCGAATAATTTGTTTCTAAATTTTCAGAAGACATAATTTTTCATAGTAAAGTTAACAAAAAGAGGTACATCTACCTCCTTATATTCTATCAGTTTGTTTGTTGTTCGTCAATGGGCATTTGAAAATCAACATCCACTTTGTCATACAATTCAAGAAAGGATTGCTTGGTTTCGTCGTCAAATCGATTGACGCAAACTTGGATTGCCTTTGCCTTGTCTTGGAAGATGCTGTAGGCACGGATGATGTGAACCAGACGACGGGTGCTGATGATTTCCTCAATACCACCATCGTAGAAGGTCTTGCGGATAATGTCTGCCCAGTCCACCAGACGCTTACAGAAGTCGCGGTCTTCAACACCCAAGTCCAGAGCAACCCCTTCAAGGATCTTCTGCTCGGTTGCAGGGGCAGGATAGGACTGCTCAAAGGTCACAGGAAAACGCTCCAGGAATGCCTCATTGAGCACATTGGTGCCGATGAATCGCCCATCATCACTACCCTTACCTTTCGTGTTGGCAGTAGCAAATACGTTGAAACCTTCAGCAGGTTTTACAAACTTACCAATCTTCTTAAGGAAAACACCTTTACCTTCTAGCACGGATTGTAGACAAAGGATTTTGTTAGAGGCAAGGTCAATCTCATCCAGCAGAAGGATTGCACCTCGCTGGAGTGCTTCGATGACTGGACCATTATGCCAAACAGTAGCACCATCCACAAGACGGAAACCACCGATCAGATCGTCTTCATCAGTTTCAATAGTAATATTGACACGAATCAGTTCACGCTTAAGTTGAGCACACGCTTGTTCAACACTGAACGTTTTACCATTACCCGAAAGACCCGTAATGAACGTCGGATAAAAAAGATTGGACTGAATAATTTTCTTAATATCGTTAAAGTTACCAAACTTGACGAAGGTATCATCTTTATCAGGAATGAGGTTTTGCTCAACTGTAGGGAGAACAGAAGGTGCTTGATAAGAACGCTCAATCTCTTCAACACGTTCTTGAGTCACTTCCAGGTTCCAACGTCCACGATCAGTTTTAAACTTTTCAAGGCGATTAGTGACAGTGGGATAAGAAATGCCTTTGGAGGCACAATATCCACGAACATCACCAGAAGAGAACTCTGTACCAAACAAAGATTTGAGGTCGGAGATGAGTTGTTCGTCGGTCACAGAAATTTTACGAGGCATGATGTAGTTAGGCGTATTTCATTTGAACTCCCATATTATACCAATAAAAAAGGAGCAACCAAGTGCCCCATGTGACGGTTTGGAAAGTGGTTTTTATCTACCACTTGCTCTGCGTCTGCGAGCACGATAGTCGGTAGGTTGATCATCTTCTTCTCTTCTTCTAAGAGCACTACCTGGAGCAAACTCATTTCCTCCTACACGACTATCATTACTTCTATTTGTTGCCTTTTCAATTCCTCTTTTAGTAGCAACAGTTAATCTTCCAGCATCCATTTCAGACTCTCTCTTCTTTTTTTTATCAGATAATTTCTGAGAAAATCTTCTTCTTTCTATCTGATCAGGATTTTCATGTTCATGATAATCAGAATCTACGGTTGCACCTGGTCTTTTTTTAGATCTTTTTTCTCCCGTTGGAGATGTGACTGACATAATAGGATGTTTTCTTTCAACAATACTCTGTCTCCACTCTTCACTCATATTTGCCATAATCGCAAGTGCTTCCTCATTAGTATCAGCATAACCTTCAGCAACCAGATGCTCAAGAATAATATCAAAAATATCACCTCCAAACTCTTCATTTGCAAGTGATTTTAAACCATGCTTCTTAACATGTTCTCCAGCACGACGACCTGCTTCGTGAGTTACTGCTGCTGCCTTTGCAACTGTTTTACCAGTTTCTCTAGCAAGTTCCATTGCTTTACGATGACGCTCCATACCAGCAAGAACTTGTCTTGCAATCGCATCACGAATTGGTCTTTTCTTTGGTTGTTGTGCCTTTGCTTCAGTATCAGCACCTTTTGATTCTGGTTCTTTTTTTTCAGTTTCAGATCTTTCTTGTGCTGCTGCCTTTGCTTTTTTCTTTGCCTCTTCTTTTGCGGCAATTTTTGCTTTTACTTCTTCATATGAAGGGCCACCTTTTCTTTTTTTAGCAGATCTCGCTTCAGTCAAAACTGTAAGATCTTCAGAAAGACCATGAACAAATTCTACAAAATTATCAAGACCAACTTTTTCAATTAAAATATTAACACCATCTTCATTGAGACCATAAGTATAAAAATATTCTGTTGCAACTTCTACAATATCCTCATCAAAGATAGTGTTATTATATTCATCTGCTTGCTCTCTAAGATTTTCATCATAAACCGCTTGATAAAGCAGTTCAAAATCCTTTACCTGTTGTGTGTTCATTTTTTTTATTTTAGTATAATTTTATTTATTTTTTGAATACTTCTTATTTTTTTTAGGGTTTACTGAGAAATATGAAATAGGTTTTACTGAAAGTTCTGGAGCAGTTTCTGCCACAGGTTCTGAAACAGTTTCTACCACAGGTTCTAATGTTGATACTTGGAATAAATCTGTAAATCTACTCATTAATCCTAATAGAATTTTATAAAATTATTTATCAAGCAACGAGTTCTACAAACTCACTAAGAATACGCTTATTCATTTTTTTAGTCTTTAAACTCTTAACAAAAGCAGATTTGATTTGTGCTTTTGTTGCATCCTCAACAACGGAAAATTCAGATTCTTGAGAAAGAGCACTTGCAGAAAGACCAAAATAAGAATGATACCCAGACTTTTTGATGGTAAATGCTTTCTCTTTTTTCCAAGAGTTCATCACCTTATCATACTCATTACCATAATACCCATAGTAACGGCGAATAAAGTGTCCAGCATCACGAGATTCAAGAACACGAATACCAATAAAGTTGATGTCAGTAAATTTGTCCCGCAGATTGCGAAGAAGAACATCAGTAAAATTAGGATATTCAACGTCACATGAGTAAGTCATTCCAGTCTTACGATCTCGCAAGAAAGAATTAGGCCCAATATGAGAAGTTCCAAGATACGGGTCATCTTCCCAACGACGCTGAACTTCACGATGATACTTAAGCATACATCCTTCACCATCAGTCAGCACAACACATTGAACTTTTTGCAATTTATTTTCTTTTTGAAACTTTGGTAGAATTTGATGAAGTGAAATAAGTGCTTCATTTAAAGGAGTGCCCGAAAGAGTTAATCCAACAGGAGCACTATAATAACAATGAGAATTATATCTAAAAGATTCTGCAAGGCGATAAATGTTTTTCATTTGATCCTCTAAGGTTTTACCATTCACTTTACTAGTAAGAAGGTTCATCAAAGAAAACCATTCGCCAACTTGAACTAATCCATCCTTCTTTTTATAAGAAAGTTGGCGCATATTTGCTTTACCATTTTCATCATACTTCACCAGAGGATAATCAGTAGTAAAAGCATAAACCTCAAAAGGAATAGAAACCTTTTTACAGAACCAAACAAGATTAAAAAGTTGCTTGACAGTATCTGCCATCACATTTGACATAGATCCAGACCAATCAAGAATAAACACCAGTCCATGGTTCTTACCATCAGAAAAAGTAGTTACTTTCTTAAACAGATCTTCATTATACTTGTAAGTATGAAGTTTAGAACAATCAAGAACACCAGTACGTGCGGTAGAGGCACGAGCATAAGAGTCTGCTGCTTTACGACATTCAAACTCTTTCACAAGATAATTAACTTCCTTTTGAGCAGAACGCTTAAATTCTGCAAATTGCTTATCAACTGCACCAAAAATATCTTGAAAATTCCATCCCTGAACCTCAAGGTAATTATCCCAATACTGTTTACAACTAGAATGAATTTCTTCGTTTGGAACAATTACTTGATCAAGATTAAGTTGAGGCAATTCAAGATAAACATTCTCACATGAGTCAGGATTAACAAGATCCTTCAGTGCCTCTTCCAGAGAGTCCATAGTTTTAACCTCTGGATCCTCATCCTTTTCTCCACCCTCTTGAGTGTTTTTAGGTTGTTGCTGATCATTTTTCTCGGCAGTTCCACCATACGATCCAGGTTCGGCAGGTTGCTCCTGTTGATCATTCTCACCTTCCTGCTGATCAGTAAAATCAGAGGCAGGTTGCTGATTCGCACCACTATCTTGCGATTCCAGATTATCAATCTTAGTCTTGGTTTCTTCCTGCTGCTTTTGCTTACAATACTTATACAGTGCTTCTGCCGCAATCAGAACATCACCAAAAGTCTCACTATCAGCAATCAGATTAATAATTTCAGTCTCTTCACCCCTCTCAACAGGAATATCTACATAGTTACCAATCTTAAACCACAGGTTAGCACGATCGGCAAGATTATAGGTTTCGATTTTGTCGTCTTTGATTTGAAAGAAATCTTGATCTGCAAGTTCTTTATAACCATTGAAGAAAGTCTTTGCCAGACCAGCATAACGACGTTTCATCAGTTTCTCAATGCGAGCATCCTCAACCACATTTACAAACTGTGGAGGAATCTTATGCTCCTTCAACCAATCCTCATCAGGAGTATAAAGTGCGTGACCCACCTCGTGACCCACCAGAAGGTCATACACGGTGTTGCTTGCCTTTTCCCACATCGGCAGTGTCAAAACACGAGTGTGGACATTGAAACAAGCAGTCTCTACTTTCTTGTGCTCTACCACCAAATCCTCAGTGGCAAGCAGTTTAGCGAGTTGGGACTTAATTTCGTGGCGGACAGTCATAGGTTTGTTTCAGATGCCCTCATTATACAAAAAAAGAGGGTGGTGAAACCCTCTAGTGTGCCAGTTTGAAAAGTGGTTCAGTTTGGACGACGCTTTTGCATCATTTCTTTATTTTTCTTTTCACCAACGCCAAGAACTGCTTTTGTGACACCCTTTATAGCATGTCCTACGGGATCTGCAAGATTTTTTTGGAAGTTTTTAGCACCCTCTTCTGGAGATGTGCGTGGATTTGAAAGTAATCTTCCCGCAAGTTTTGATGCCCCAACACTCAGACCCATACCCTCAACAATACTTTGCTTCCACTCTTCACTCATTGCACTTATAATTTTTTCTGCAGATTTCTCATCAGATGCAAATCCTTCACCAAGAAGATAATCAATCAAATATTCTTCATTATGTCTATAAGAAACTCTTGGATTAACTTCGTGCTCAGAACCACGACCTCTACTACCAGTCATTCGATGTTGAGAAAAAGTATCTCCCACTCTATCATCTCCTCTTTCCTTTCTTGCCATCCTTCTTTTCTTTTCAAATTCATGTCTTTTTTTAGCACTCATTTTTTTCTTAGGAATAGGTAGTCCCGTAATACCCTCTTCGGTTTCGTCTTTTGCCATCTTACTAATACTTTTTTAGATATTTATAAAAAAGAAGCGCCCCTTGAGAGGCGCTTCTTGAGTGCTTGGCGTCGTGCCTTTGCTTGTCGGAGTGCTTGCGGTTTGAGTTTACGCTTCTGCTCCTTTTTAGAGTGATGTTGCCAGTTTGGAAGTTTCATTTGTTCGTTGTTTATGATTCTACTTTATATGAGAATCCTCCTTCGTGCGAAGGGGGTGTGCCAGTTTATTTATTGCCCCATCTTTTGAGTGCTGCTTGCCTCATTTTTTCCTTTGCTTCAGGAGAATGAGATTTACCTTTCATGGGATTATTTTCACTCATTTTTAAACTCATATTTTTTTTAAACTCTTCATTATGATTTTTTCCATACATTCCATTTTTTTCTCCAGAATTTTTTCTCCTTGGATCATTTTTCATTTTCTCAATGGTTTCGGGTGAATGTTTTTTACCCAGCATAGGCGGTGTTTTTTGTTTTAGTTTTTCTATTGTTTCTGGAGAATGTTTCCAACCAGAATTTATAGTCATCCCCCCACCACCAGGAGAAACATTTAATAAGTTAGAATTTTCACAAATATATTTTATTTCCAAATTTTCAATATAAGAAGCATCTTCACTTTGTTCCAAAATAGATAATTCAAAATTTTCAACTCCATATTTTCTAATAGAGTTATAAAATTTGGGACAATCATTTTTCTTCTTTTCGGTTTTATAAGCATATTGATGTTTTTTCCAACGTTCTTCTGGTTTAAGAGAAGTTATGCCAATATATTTTTGTCCCGTAATTTTATTTTCAATACAATATAAACTATACACTGAACTAAATGAGAACTGAACTATGATTATTTATAAAATATTACATTTCAGTCTTATAAGAAAAACCAGATTTTTTTTCAAACTTTAGTGTACGGTCAAATTTTTCTTGAAGATCTGATTTATGTGAAATTACAAATACATTAGTGTCTTTAACAACATACCTAATAATTTTTAAGAACTCATCGGCACCAAATCCATCAAGAGATCCATCAAAAACTTCATCAAATATAAGGATATTGCAATTTACAGAATTTTTTAGTTTTGCTATTTCACGCCAAGCAAAAATCAAAGCAAGATCTATACGTGCTTTTTCACCCTCACTGAAAGAACTATAAGAAAAGTCTTCGTGAATAGGTGATTTCACAGTTTCTGTAAATTCTTCATTCAAATGAAAATTAATATAAAAATCCATCATTTGAAGATAACGGTTCACCTGCTGATTTATGAACGGAAGATACTTCTTAATGATCTTCGTTTTTACACCATCATCCTTAAGTAAGGAATAGGCAAAATCGTAATGTACGATTTGTTGTTTTTTATCTGAGAGATCTTCGATTGTCTTTTGGAGATTTTCCTTAAATTCTTCTAATTTCTCGTGTTCAGTATTTCGGTTTGCAAGATTCTTGGCAATTGTTTGAATTTCATGTTCAAGATCTCGGATTTGTCTCTGGTTGAGGGAAATCCTAGTATTATTTTGAGAAATGCCATGCGTTAGTTTCGTAATCTCCTTGGATAGAGCAATGAATTGACGCTCTCTCTCCTGTTCGAACTTGATAGTGTTTTCGAGTTCTTCGTAACCTTCCTTAAGTTCCTTTGCCTTATTTTGAGCGTCTGTAATTCTATTTAACCGAAACTCTTCCTCGATTGTTTGTGTGCAAGTAGGGCATACCGTATTCCCTGTAAAAAACTTATGCTCTTTGGTAATCACAGATACCTTCTGTGATATTTTACCCTTAAGATTGTTTAGTTTTACTAACTTATCACCAGCACCAACAACTTCTTCCTGTTCTTTCGTATAAGCAAAAATCTGCTCTTCGGTACGAGCATTTTCAGTCATATAAACACCAACTTCAACATCTAACTTGGTAATCTTTTCCTTATTGGCATTTATATTGGCATTTCCTCTATTCTCAAGTTCTTCAATGAAACTTTCTTGCATACTAATTTTATCTTTGAGATTATCTTTTTTTAAATTTAAAGATTTAATCTCTTCCTTTTGTTCTTTAATCTTTTCCTTCACAATACTGCCCATCGCAGAAAAAACGCGAATATCCAAAAGGTCTTCAATTACTTCACGACGATTCGAAGAAGTAAGTTGCATAAATGGTACAAAATTACTGCTACCCAATATCACAATTTGAGTAAAAGATTTATAATTTACTTTAAGAATATTTTCTTCTAAGATTTTTTGATTGGCACGATCATCTGACTCTTTATGAAGAAGAACTCCATTCACTTCAATGTCAAAAATATTTGGTTTAATTCCACGACGAACCAAATATTTTTTATTATTGACTGAGAATTCAATTTCAACTATACAATCTTTTTCATTTACACTATTTACAAGTTGTGGTTTTGTGATTCCCCTAAAACTTTTATTGAAAAGAACAAATGTAAGAGCATCCAACATAGTGGACTTTCCTGCTCCATTTGTACCAATTATAAGATTTGTATTACTTTTTTGAAAGTCAATTTCAGTAAATTGATTACCAGATGAGAGAAAATTTTTATATTTGATCTTATGAAATAACAACATTTTTAGGAGGAATTACAATATCATTGGGAGTAATTATAGAATACTTGTAATTATACATTTTACAAGTTTTGATGGCAAGTTCAGCATCAACTTCAACAACATCCATTTCAGCATCTTCTTGATCTTCTAACATTAAAGCATATCGAGTAGCATCATCTTCTTCTTCAAAAAGAAATAAAACCTTATGTCCATATTGATCTTGGACAGCATATGCTCCATCATCTTTTCTATCTTTAAGAGTTAGAAGAAACATTTTACTCTACTTGCGATGCTTGCTGATAAAGATCTTGAATGATCGTTTTAATAACATTTTTATCAAAATTAAATTCAGAATCATCTATATAGCGATTTAATACAGAAAGAGTATTTTCATCTTCGTCCACTTGAAAATCTCCACTTTCCTGAATTTCAAAGTTTTCAATAATTTTTAGTTCTTGGACACCAACATTATAAAGTTTATCTATAAATTTTTCAAAATCTTTTGGTTTAGATTTTTTACGAACAATCACTTTGACAATTTTGTTTTGATACTCTGTTGTATCAAATAATTGATGTGGAGTATCTTCATAATAAATGTTATAGAATAATTTATAAGGATTGTTGATTGGAGTATGTTCTAATGTTTCCGTATCAAAAATATGGAAACCACGAGTATCATTCACATCAGTCCAATACATTTCATATGGATTTCCTAAGTAAAAGATTGTCCCGTTAGTCGATCGAGTGTGATAGTGTCCCGAGTAGACCCTATCGAACTTCTCAAATAATTCGCTCTCCAAACCATGTTCCATGATGAGTTGTCGATTAACTCTAAATCCTTGGCATTCAAGGTGCCCCATCGCACACTTGCAAGTTGTCTTTTCAATAAGTTTAAAAGTAAGTTCTTCATTTTCTTGATTAATCCAGGGTAAAAATAAAATATTCAATCCACCGATATTTACTTCAGTTGGTTTACTATAAGTTTTAATATTTGAATAAGTTTGAAGAAGAAGTTCTGGAGAGTTTACGTTATTAGTATTCTTATAATAAGTATCATGATTACCAATAATCATATAGACTTTATACTTTTTAAGAGGATCAAATACAACTCTTTTTGCCCATTCAAGACTTTGATAGTCAATCGATTTCCGACTATCAAATGCATCTCCCATATGAATCACTGCCTCTACATTATTTTCTTCTAATGCAGGGAAAAACACATTATTGTAAAATAATTCAAAATAATCGTGAATATATTTTGAACCTTTACGAGCACCGTAGTGAGTATCAGTGATAATTGCTACCTTCATTTATTGCGATATTGAATGGCATCCTTGATACTATTATACTCCGAACTGTGCCCAGAAAGCAAGCTGTCATCAATCATCATAACCTCATCAAAACCAGTCTTTTCAATAATCTTTGTTTTTATTTCTAACTGGCGTTTTTCCTTTCCTATTCTTCTCAAAAATGCGTAGTGAATAATTTGAGTAAAATATGAAAATGGATTGGTTGACTTTTCTGGATCAAAGTTGTGAATGTATTGAACACAATTTTCTATTCCATCAGAGATCATATCCTCACGAAACATATAATTTACAAAGTTTGGTTTATATGAAAGATGAGTAGCAATCTTCAAAAAACATTCTCCAATATAATTTGGAATTGGTGGTTTACCTTCCCAATGCTTTCCTCTATCTTCTCTAGTGGGAGATCTATTATTTTTTTTAATAAAAGATTCTTCTACTTTTTTCCTATAAACAACTAAAGATTCTAACAATTCTTTGTTATTGACATAATGTTCAGACTTGGTTTTACCTCTAGACATAAAAATAATTTATATTAAGTTTAAAAATTGTTATGTCCATTATAGCACATAATTAAAAGGCTTGACAAACAGTATAAAACTTAGTAGACTACCTTTGTCTCGGTTGAAGATGAGAGTTTAGTTTTCTTTAATACCATTAAAGATTCTTTCGAGTTTCTTACGAGCATCTTCAACGGAAGATAAGTATCCCATTTTAGGAGATGGTTTAACACAACCACTAGGTTCATACAATTCAATCGAATTATCATCTTCATTAATATAATTGTTATAAAGACCAATCATTCTTTTATCTTTAGTTTCAGTCATAGTAATAATCTTATCAAGTTTTACAATAAAGAAATCATCATCTGACATTTCCATCCAAGGTTTTACTTTAATGTATGATCCTTGAGAACTTGTAACCATTTTCATTATGATAGGATCTTGAAGAATTATAATAGGATCCCCATCATTATCATCAGTCATTACAAGGGACATGATTTCTTCCCCTGATACTAATTTTATAATTGCGTAGAATTCTTCTCCCATTAGTTTTTAAGTGGTATATTTACAATATCATAATTAAAGTTTTCTTCATTATAGACTTTGATTCTTTCAATTAAGTGATTAAGTGTATAATTCTTTCTTGACTTATAACTGATATCATCGGCAATGTCATATAGAGTTGCTTTTGTTTTATTATTTCCTTTTCTTAAGACTCTTCCGATTGATTGGAGGTTTCTGATTCTTGATTTACTAGGGGAAGCAAAGATAACATTATGTAAATTTCGGATGTTAACACCAGTAGAAAAAGTACCGTAAGAAGCAACGATGATTGCATTGTTTTCTTTTTCAGTGATTTCTCTTACCTTCTCACGATTTTCAGTATCAACGCCACCATGCACAAAGAATACATGGCGGTCATCAGTAATACTCTTATTTATTAATTCATATAAGGGTTGTCCGTGACCTTCAACACGAGCAAAGAGAATCAAAGTGTTTCCCTTTAAATCAAGAGCAAGATTCTTGATAAACTTATTTCTTTTTTCGTGATTGATAATATACTGGACTTCATCTTCAAAAGTCTCAAAACGATTTGGTGGGTGTTTCAATAAAA